TGACAAAAGTACCCGCTGTTATTACCGGCAATGTCGCCACACCTGTCAATGTTGCAGTTGTCTCACCTCCTGTATACGTGTATGAAATACCGTCAATTGTCACTGCACGTGGTGAAAGTGTAGATAAAAACCCTGATTGTTTCCATGTACCACCTCCTAAGAGAACAAGTGTTGTACCACTTATTGCTTGCGCAGCAACGTGCCCCATACCACCTGACCACATTCGTAAAGAAGATGTACCGTCTACAAAAAGTAGAAAGTCTTGGTTTTCAGTTGTACTCCACCATGTAGCGAATTGGTATGTTGTTGTTGCGATATTAGAAAGTATATTTCTATAGATAATGCCTTGAGTATTAAAATCCTTAGTTCTAACTTTTAATAGGCCTGTACTTGGGGCTGCTCCTTTACATGCTTTTACTACTTTTAATCCCCATTTGCTTGACCAGTCAAAAGACCCCTCATGTTTTTGAGTCACTACCCGAGCTTGTCCATCCCGCACAAAACCTAAACGTGTGCTGACTTTGTCCGCATCGTTTATAATTACGTTCTTGGATCCTACTATTAAAAAACGCTGATCTAAGTTTGTGATTTCTGGTTTATTTACGTATCCTATAGGCTTCCCCACAAGATCGTACCTTGCGATACCGCCAGTAGCGAGCCGTCCTACCCGGCTTGCTGCACTTGATTGACTTCTTACTGGTATAGATCTTCGCATCATACTATTTAGTCGTTATCAAAACTATTACCGCTCATTCTGTAGTACGTAGTCGTCCCGTCTATGCGTTCGCTAGGGTTTTTAGTCGCGTATTCTGCATACAATCCGGTATTTTCTCCCGTCCCGTCCGCACCCTCGAGCATGTTGTTCCAGTAAGTGTAATCAAATACACCCATTGGCCCCTGCACTATCTGCGTAATTGCTCGTGATATTTCTGCCTCAAATATATTATATGAAAGACCTGATAAGTTTATTATGTCCGTAGCGCTCGTAGGTTTACTCTTCCACACACCTGCTGAAGACCTAAAAAGGTAGATTGAATTATAAGAAACATCAAATAATGAGCCTATAGCCGCTACAATGTTATCAAGTCGCACTAAACTAAGCGTACTTATTGAGTCAAAGAACTGATACAAGAAGATTGCGCCGTCTGATTTGTAGTTTTTTGATAGATCTAGTCTTTGAGTAAGTGTCTTTTCGTAAAATGCCGTCTGATTTACATTGTACGTTGTCGTAACACGTACATAATCAACCGCTGCCATATTCACTGTACCCACTTGCGTTGCTGTATTTAAATCAAAACGCAATAGATTCCACCCTGCCTTGAATGCCTCAAAATGACCTGCTGTTACAGTCTTGGCAAAGTAGTTGGAAGAATCATTACCTATGCGTATTTCTACGTTTAAAAGCGCACCAGGGCTTGATACGTTGCATTTCAATGATCCACTCCCTGATACAAAGTTATATGTATCGAGTTCCAAATTACTTGCATTACCTCCAATAGTCCATGTCCCGTTACTTGTAAGTGAATCGGCCTGATCGATTACCACTGGGGCCTTAAGAAACTTTGAATAACGTAAGAAACGAACACCGTCATGCCATACCACTGCAAATTGATTGTCTTTTTTATTGTTTACAAACTCCCTACTGAACGTCCTACTCAGTGAGCTGTTGTCTATATTGTCCGCATTTGCTTGAGGAGTGAGATCTGTGATCACTTTTAGATCAGCAGGTAGCGCATAATCATACACGTTGTCATACACCGGGTTAATAAGTGATACTTTACGATTTGTTTCAATAGGATCAATACGTGACAACACCAATTCGGCTGCATCTTCACAAAGTCCATAAAAGTCACTCACTTTGTTTAGTGTTGATCCGTGCAGTCGACTTGTAATTTTTGTTTGTATCTCTGCTATTGTTCTCATGGAGTTATTGTGGAGTTACCCCTGCAGTATTCTTATTGACTTCATTTAAGAATGAAACCACTTGCTGTATTGCCGCTGTATTCTGTCCCGTTTGAGCACTGATTGAGTATAAAAACCACACGTGAAACACTGTGATTGCTATACAAAGTCCTAATATGATACCTACTACGTTTTGTTTAATGAATTGCATATATTTTTTTAATTTTCTATTCTAATTATACTACTTTTTTGAGGAATTACTTCCTCAGAAGGCAGCCGAATGATCACACTTTCAAAAGGAGGTGTTGTTTGAGTTGAAAGATCAATAATTTGTGACTGTGGCGCTACTGGTACAGTGTTTGTATTGATAGAATTTATACCTAACGCCATACTTGTTGCTACTGCGACCCCTAATGCTATTTTTGTTGATTCTTTCATATTTATTTTATGTCTATTTTAGTTTCTGTTGTTGTTGTTTTTACTTCATTACTCTTGACTGTGACTGTGGCCGCAGTGTTACCTAGTAAGTCCTTAACCTTTTGTAGTTTATCTATAAAAGGAAGGGGTATTGGTATACCTGCCTTGTTTAAGTTCTCTATGATTGATACAACTTCGTGGATTATAAAGAACCCGATAAGCATATTGTCTAAGATTGTTATATCTAACCCTACATCGTCTGTTAGAAACTTAGCAAGAATGTACACAGATGAGATTGATACAAAGTACCCTGCTATTTTGTGAGTAGTTTTTCTTATTGGAGTAGAAAACGGATCTGTAGGATGCTCTCCTCTCGCGAGATAAGCTGCAAACAAATCCATTATTGAAAGAATAAATAAAGCTATGAAAGCGGGAAGGAGGGTTATATCGAGAAAATATGCGAACACGCCCACAACAACACCTAGTACAGCTTTTATAATTACATTATTCTCTAGCGTTAGTGCGACTTGTTCTAGCATATCTATTTTCATATTAGTTAATAATTGTTGCTTGCGCGGCTTCTGCTACACCTGCTGTCACTCCCTTCACTCCTAGTCTGGCACATTCATTTAATAGACCGATAACTTCAGTTATATTAGCTTCGGCTACTTCTATTTCTTTAGCGTGTCGTGCAACTAGATTAGCTAGGTCATTTTCCACTGCTACTTTTTGCTTTACTAAAAAATCAAAGTTGTATGTAACTTTTTCTGTTTTCTCTGGGATAATCTCTTGTGGAATTACTTTTGAAAACTCGATTGTATTTGCGTCTATTTTTATTGTTGTCATATTTGTATTATATATTAAATAAAGTGCATTCTATTATCTGGTCTTGTGACTGCTGCCGCAGCTGCATTTGTCCAAGTACCCCAGAAAGTAGACTCTGCGTTTTGATTGTTGTATTCGGTTGTTTCCCAATTAGCAGTGATATTGAAGTTTGGAATACGTACCTCGTCTATCCGACCATTGAAGTAAAGAAACGCCCCAATACCAAACGCGCCAATACCAAACATGGCAATATTGTTTGTAGTACCTGTACCAAAAGCACTTGTTGTAGCAGCGGACGTACCATTTCGGTAAATACTTGCAACATTACTACTTCGAGTGGCCGTTATTTTTTGCCAAGCACCTGTTGTAAGAGTACCTGACCCTGAATTAAGAACAAACCCAGTACCACCTAATACGGTACGAAAAGACAATTCACCACTAAGTGAGTTAGCCACTTCTACACCAAACGAGTCACCTGCTTGATTAACTCCGTTGGTATTCATAACTATACCTGCTCTACTACTTACACTGTCAGGGTTCGTCCAAAACTGAATAGCAAAGGCTGATTTTGCACCAAGTGTCGTTGTTGTATGAGTAGCAGAATCATTTGTTCCATCAAAATCTGTACCACTACCTATTTGACCACTTGCTCCTCCTAAAGTTACACCACCATTTGCGGTTAAATTATGATTTCCTGCACTATCATCTGTACCAATTAAGTGCGATACAAACTCATATGTACTCCACACTGCATTACGCCCAAAAGTAGCACCTACTGCATAGTCAGCTCGTACATCGTCCCAATCCACATAGATTACAAATGTGTTTGTTAGAGAGGATACTTTTACGTGCATTTCAGAAAGAGATACAATTTCACGTGCTAATTCTACAGTTTTAGCAAAATCAGAGTACACGCGAACACTTGACGCTTCTGAGAGTAGCGTTATTCCCATACGAGCCAAATCTACATACACTGGAAAATCTGTCTGTGTTGCCGGTACGTCTGCCGCTCTTACTGTTGCCTGTTTGAATCCTGTTGCCATATTTAATTTTGATTAGTTGTTGTTGTTTTCCAGTCAGTACCGTTGAACATGGCTGTCATCATAAAGGTTTTACCTGCTGTCGTTGCTGCCGGGAACGCTGCACCAAAAGGAATATACGTAGCGTTTATGGTTAGCGTTTGAGCCGCCACACTGTCCACGTAAATTGTTATTACCTCTCCTGCTACTGGCGTACCAATAGGCGCAGAGATTGTAAGTGCTGCTGTTTGAGTTGTGCGGAAGTATATATTTGCTGTTGCAAGGTCGGGCGCAAGAGTCCCAGACGAAGTGGTTGAGTTTGTACGAGGTTGATTACGTTTATTAGTAAGTGTACTTGCACTTGAAATAGTTGGTACTGCTACACCCTCGACCGCAAGGACACCTGCAGCACTTCTCGTGAGAGTCGTGTCAATATTTCCTAAATCTATAGTAGGCGCTGTTACTAATCCATCGAACCGTGATTCTCCATCATCTACCCATAGTGCGTAATTTATGTTTGATACAGTCGCAGACATTGCATTTTGAATATACAAAGATGCTGTATTTGTGAGCGTAGCAACTCCTCCTGTGATAGTAAGTGGACGTATTGCAACACCGGCAATGAGCGGATGCACGCCTGAAGCAGCTTCTGTGACACCACCTGAACCAATAATCAATCTACTATACGCGTCCCCTGCACCCATTAACCCAAACGAACCTGTACTTATACCCGCTGCATAACCTAAGTTAGTCGAGCCTCCTAGTTGCATCTCCGCAGAGTTTGTTACATATCCACCGGCACCTACAAGTGCTAAAGCTCCTGTCGAAGAAATAGACGTTGCAAAGGCCGCTTGTGTAGAATCTAGTGTTAGTCGGAGTAGATTATTTCTGTAAAAAAGAACATCGTGATTTGTAATAGATCCAAATTCAACACGTGTTGTTGCAATAGCCGCTTGAAAAACGGCTGTCACTGTATTAGATGAACTAAGTGTAATTCCTGCAAGACCGGCTTCATCTACTACCGCAAGATCATTTAATACTGCTGTTGATCCAACTGTAAGTGAGCCCGCTTCACTTAGTGACATACCCACAACAGGCGCAGCGTCCGCTGTTGTGCTTCTTTTAGTGTAAAAATCTAACGCCCCTTGTGAATTTGTGCCTGTCCGCCTAAAAAGTATTGATCCACCTATGTTATTATCTGTCGCACCTGCAATTACACCAAAACCTATTCCTGTACCTTCGCCAGTAGTACCTGATGTGTTTTTAAGTAGTAAATTGTAGTTTGTAGTTAACCCGGCATTCGCAAGTACATTTTTTGTACTGTGAATTTCAGTTTTTGCTAGTGGTGAAGTGTCACCAAGTCCAAAGTTTCCTGCATTAGAAAAGCGCGCTACTTCCGCCATTGTAATTGATGACGCCGGTGTTACTTGAAAAAGTAAACTTGTTGGATGTGAACCTGTAGTCCACGTACCATCGCCAAATACACCCACTGATCCTCGTGCACCAGACCAAGCTGTCCCGTCATATCCTCCACCAACAAGTGTTGATAAAAAGTTACCCAAAACAACTGTTGTTGGTGAAGCAAGTGATCCATTTGCTCTGTTGCCCACAAACGATCCTCCTGAACCTGAGCCAAAACCTGTTCCTATAAACTGAGACTGTCCACCATCACGAATACTATTCAAGGAGTTTGCAACCATCCCTGAAGGGTTAGTGGCCCCTCCTACAAGAAGTCTATTATTTGTATTGTCCCAAAAGAAATTAGAATTATTTTGTTCAAGTACTCCGGCTGCCCCGCCGAATAATACCGATCCTGCCGTAGCTGATGTGATAGTGTCACCGATTGCCAGACTGCCACCTCCGGCTGGTACAGCGAACGTACCATCACCACGATAGAACGTAGTAGCGTCACGAGTTCCCGAACCTGCAATCATTGCATTAGTGATTGTGTTGTTTGGTAGAACTACTGTGCCTGTAAATGTAGGACTTTCTAGGAACGCAAATGTTCTCCGAGCTGCACCAGTAGTAATGGTTGCGTGGTACGCGTCTGTAAGGAACTCGATTGCTCCTGCTTCTGGTGTTGTGTTTAATGTTCCACTTGTAAGTTTAAGTGGAGCTGTCCCTGCTGTGGCTGACCCTGCTGGCAAGCGCAACGGCGATGCAGCGATAATTGCGCCAGTGCCGAGTGCTGTAAGGGTTAGTGAGCGGTTGGCCGAGCCAGTGCCCGCACTTTCAAGGGCTATGGCGTTTGCCGACACGCCAATACGCTCGTAATTGCTGGCGTCGGTATACGTGCCATACAGTTTAAAACTTTGCGCGTTAGCCGCGTTGCGTTGGGTTACTTCGTTCGCGGCATCGCTGCGTAATGCAGCACGGAATGTAGTTGGGTCAGCCGAGTATTGGTTAGTTGACCATTGGAGCACACCATCCCTCTGTAAATGCCAGCCGGTAGCGCTGGACGCTGCTATTTGTTGCGTGCCACGCACAAACCCACCACCGTCTCCATCCACATACACGCCGTTTGTGCCGCCTGGGTCTCTTGATATAAATTGGCCGTTGCCATTCATCCCAGTGTAGAATTGTTCACGAAAACCGAGGCTCACATTTCGCCGAACATTGAACTTCGACACTCCAGCCACTTTCAAATTTAATATTGCCGAAGCTGCGGCACTTGCCGTGCTGGTCACATCAAGGGACATCCCCTCGAACGTAACAGCTGCATCATTCCACGTCTGCGAAAGGTCAAGAACAGGCTTGCTCGTTGTGACAGTCGCGCCTGTTATCGCCAGCGAACGGTTGGTGTTGTCCCACACTGTGCCAGACATACCTCCAAATGCTCCAGCATTGTTGTACTGTAATTGAGTATCTGAGCCTCCTGGAGTGCCACCACCGCCAGTAGCATTTAATGTGTTACCGGACCATGAAAGGTTTGTACCGGCAGTTATCCGCGTACTTGGTGTGTTATAAAAACTATCCCAATTCGTTACTGAGGTTGTAGATGGTATTGAGAATCCACTCGCTACACTAAATACCCCCGTGCCACTGTTGTATGCTATAGGACTTGTTGCGGAAAAAAGATTACGTATTGATGTAGTTAATAAAATAACCGCATCCGCCGCAGAAATAGCTTGTGTGCGTAAAGCTGTTGCTCCTACGAGGAAAAAGTTATTCGGCACCGAGCTGATACCTGTACCACCTTGAGGTACCATTGTTTGTGCTTGTGCTGTTCCTGTGAATAGTACAAGTGCAATTAAGAGTGATGATATATATTTTTTCATAATGTTAAACGATTCCATAAATTGAATTACCTGTTCCTACTGGGGCAAACATTGTTGCTGTTGATCCGCTCCATGTCCACGCTACTACACTACCTGTAGTCGCACCGTCTCTATAACTGATACCGTTCATTACGATAATTGCAGGCCTTTGTGCAAAGGTAAATGCTTGATTTGTATCATTTATTGTCCCTGTTGCTGAAAGAATCGAAAATGATCCTGTTACTCCTGGAATAGCAACTGAAACGGCATTACCAATAGCAGATAGTGTCACTCCTCCACCTGTAAAGTCCAAAGAGTCGGCATTGTCTGTTACCTCAATGTTATTAGCGAGTATTCTTATGCGATTAGATACTGCTGTTCGTGCCATATTTAGATTATAAAGTCACCAATTAGTTTATCTGACTGTGCTTTTTCAATCATTTTTTTCAAGAGAATAACTTTCTCCTCAACTCTTTGTTCGGTGAGATTCAAAAGGTGTGTCCTGTCCGCAGTATCTGTTTTTACTTTTTGTATATCTTCTAACAGAACATCTAAAATATCACGTTGCTCTTTAGTCTCTCGCATTGATCTTGTAAAAGCTGCTTGCGCAATAATAATACTCTCATCAAGATCGCGTTTCACTCCCTTCTGGTGAGCGATTGCATAAGTTGATCTGTTGATTTCAACATCCAATGAAGCCAATTCTATTTGTTTCCAGTCTATTTCTTTGTTTTTATCCGCAATTACTAAGTCGAATTGAGCTAGCTCTGCTTTTAATTCAGACTGTTCTTTCTTTATACCAAGAAGGATTTCTTTTTCTTGCTCGTTTTGCTCCACAACACCATTATGTTTGATCTCTTGCTTTGTAATAACGATCTCAAGTGCTAAGATAGCTTCTTTTAAAGTTTCTTTTTTACCTTCAAGTGACGCAAGTGCGGCCACAAGCACTGATTCTCTACTTTTTAAGGAGACAATAGCTTTATTCACTCCCTCAAGTGCTTGTTCTGCGTCTTTTGTATCTTCTTTGAGTCGATTTGTCTTGACCTGTATATCCAATTGTACCGTTTCAGAAGCCTTTATCGCGTCTCTTTCTTGATTCTTGAGCACTTGTATGACTTCTTCAATGCTTTTTTTAGTACTTCCAAGTGCAATTATTTCATTTGTTAATGTTTCATTGGCACCACGAAACTTCTCGAGCTCTTTTTGTTCTTTCTCTTCTGATTCTGTTCTCTCCACAAGGTTGATTTTGAGTGCCATACTTTTTAAACTGTACTATTGAGAAGCGCCTTGATTGTGATTGCACCCTGTGTCCAACTGATAGGAAATACTGTTAGGTACTTTAGTGCATTTATATTTACCTCGAACGTGCTGTTTATGTCTGTACCTGCTACCACAATACCTGTTGCACCATTGACTGCTCCTGCTGTATCTAGGTTAATTGCTTGTATGAAAGAATACGGATTAGCCGGTGACACTGTTGCTGCCATATTCATAAAGTCAAAACGTGGGGATGTCCGCGTTGGTACTGTTGGCTCTGGCCTTCCAAGTGATCCTGCAATTCTAAGTGTCACAGTCGCTGTGCCTGTTGTTCCTACTTGCAAGATAACATTTCGAAAGTCTTGTACGTACAATACTGGTGGCGCTAGCAATACAAGGCCTCCTGCACCTGCTCCGGCACCTGTTCCTACAACATTGAGTCTTGTGAACTCATCTTGTAGTGAAAATGTATTTGCGGTGAGCACTGTTATTACATAAATTCCATTAGCTGCTACGTTCGTTGTGTGTCCGAATATAAGAACTCTGTCCCCTGTTGATCTTCCGTGCGCGTTTGCGGTGATAACAATCGGTGTTGCATCCGTTGAGGACGCAATAGCAACTGGTGTCACTGCATTGTAAAGTGTTACTTGTCGTGGTAATTGCATAATAATTTGTTTTTTAATTTAAGGCGCTTCAAGCCTTATTCCAGTAGCAAAGGAATACTTTGCTACTGAGTAAAACTAGATCTCAACTACTTATAGGGATTGGAGTGAGGGCGTATTATATTCGTTCAAAATGCGGTTGGCGTCATTAAATCGATTATCGTAACCCTCGCTTCAACCCCCAAAGAGTTGAAAAGAAATTTAAGCCGGGAATGAACCAATGATTCCTCGTCCTGATACGATACAAAAACCGTAGCCAGATCGTGTTCCATAAGACCATACGTCTCGGTGAGAGTCCTGCATGTTGTTTCCATTTGCAGGCATAGCAACCATGTGAGGCGCTTCCCAAATACCCTTGTACGCTTGGAAGCCTTCAGACATAAGACCTAATGAAGCCAAGAACCACCATCGAGCTTTTGTAGAGTCATTTCCACCATTTGCATTTGTAGCAAGTCGTGGAAGTTCTAAGTGACGGTACTTATTTTTGTACACGTTCATTACTCCAGGGTTATCTTGACCTACAGTTGTTGTAGAGTTCAAGAAACGGCGTACTACATTACATGTAGCCGGATCGTTACCTGTAACAATAGTATTGAATGTCATTACTCGGTTTTCACCAAAGTTTGAAAGAATATCTGTTGTTGTAAGCAATTCTGCTGCTACGAGTGATGTTTCACTAAAGATTGGATCACCTGTTACACGGTTTGACCATAGAATTGATGAATACTTCAATGTGTGTGCAGTTGTAAAGATAGCAAGACCGTCTCCACCTACAAGAGATACTACTTCTCCGTCTCGATCCGTGTAAGATGTTGCTGTTCCGAATGTGAATCGGTGTGTAGCGTCAAGTTCTTCACGTTGTGGACAGAAGTGAGTAAGATTTGTAACGAGTGCCCCAATTTGTGGGAATCGATTTTCGTCTCGCATTTCCTGTGTAATATCGATTTCGATACCTACACGTTTCTTTGTCATCGTTACGTTATAACCTGTCCCGATAGATGCTTTAGAAACTGCTTCACCTTCTCGCTTCAATTTAGCGAATGTCTCAGTGTCGATTTCATCAAATCGTTTTGTGTTTCCTTCTCCCTTTCCTACTGACTGTTTCATGTACATTTGTTCCGCTTGCGGTACGTACATCTGCTGATTCTTTACCCACTCTTTACGTACTAAGTCTGTAAACTCTGGGAATGTTACATTGTTTAGAAAATTACCTTGCATATTGTTGAATTACGTTAATAAATTATACGCCTGTCTCATCTGCTCCGGCAGTTGAGTTTACAATGATAATAACCTTGCTTTGTGCAGCGTTGATATCTTGTACGTAAACTTGCTTCACTGTTGTAGCGCCCAAGTCCACTGCGTCACCTGTTGCATTTAAGTCAAAGTATTCACCTACTCTAGTTTGAGTGATTGCTCCTGCTGAAACGTCTGCAGTGAATACGTCCGTAGTACCGGCCATATCTACAGGCACATATGGTGTTCCTGCAAAGTCTGCATTAGTTGCTAATACTTCACGGAGAATTACTCCCACGTGATTTACAGTTGTTGCTGTTCCGGGGATTAAGAAACCGTTGGCGTTCACAGTTGTAAGTGCTCCTTGTGCAAAAGCTGTTGAAGCTATTTTTTTGAACCACTTTATTCTATGTGCACCTTCTTTTCGAATGATCATAAAAAATTGTTTTATTGTTATTTTTAATACAGAAAAGTACACCTTTGTGAGGTGTACCCAGTTCTTTTCCAAGAGAACCACGCTGATTTTGTAGGGAGTATACTGCTATTACTAGCGACAAGTTGTATACAAAAACCGAATGAGTTGTAGGAAGAAGCCAACCTAGATTCTTCTGTTAAACATTATACTCTTTTTTTTAGATTTTCATAGTAGAAAATATTTCTTCTGGCACTTGTGCAACTTCTGCGTCCAAAATAGGTTTCCACGCAGCACGTATGAGGTGTCTTCGTTTCACTACTCTGTTTAGATCTTTAACAGTCACGTCATGGAACTTGTTATGATCTAGTCCGTACATGCTTTCGGAGTTTCGATTCATTTGCTGATTCATTGTCTCGTCAATTTGTGCTTGTACAACGTCTAGGGCCTCCTTTGCAAGTGCAAAAACGTACGTAATTTCTGATACTTTGATATCTTTATCAATAATTCTCTGTAAAAAGGCACGAATTGTAGGTGCATATGGATCTGGTCCATCAAATGCTGCCCCTTCTGTGCCCACTAGCAACAATTCTTGTGCTGCAAGAAGCTTGATAAGGTACCTTGCTGCCGGTACACACCGTGCTTCTCTCTCTTCCGTGAGTGTAGGAACTTTTTCTGATTTATTAACTAAATCGAAAGAAAATCTCATGGGTTTTTCCTTAGTTTCTTCTTTTTCCCACTTTTGTACAACCTTCAATATCTCCTTCTTTGTTGTCATCCCTTCAATATTTAGACTTAAATCAGTACATACTGCTTGTAATTCATTAATTGTTAAGTCTTTTGATTCTTTTTCCATACTTATTTTTTAGCCAAGAAAGTTACACCTCCTTCTACTAGAATCTCATTATATTCAACACCATTCACTGTTTTAGGTGTCTTTGATATAATTTTTTTACCGTCATGAAGATCTGATTCATCACCTGCATTGGTCAATTCTTTTTCCCACGCTTGTAAAGCGTCTAGGTCCTCCTTTGTATTGGTCAAGTCTTTTTCCCACGCTTGTACAACCTTTAATACCTCCTCCTTTGTTGTCATCCCTTCTTTATTTAGACTCAAATGATTACATATTTCTTGTAATTCACCAATTGTTAAGTCTTTTGAGTCTCTGCTTGTTGGTGCCATATATTTGTTTTGTTTATTATTATCCTATTACTCTTTCATTGACTACTAATTCTGTCACACCGTCCTCTAGCAAAACCTTGTACGAATACCTGTTTGTTGTTACGTCCATAGGTACTTGTACTGTTGTTTCCATCATTCCATAGCCATTTTCTACAAAGTCCTTCTTGTATGTCATACCTTGCGTAAGAACATGGGGCTCTCCTTCAATCTTTTCTAGTATCTTCACAAGTTCAGGTACTGATTCCAGAATAAAACGTGAGTATTCTACTTTAAGCGGTTTTTCTTCTACACCTTTTTCATTAAGAAGTATTATGTTTATAAACATTACACTCTCACGTGAGACTTGATTGTACTCGGAGTATACATACACCGGTCGCTTTGCCGTGCCCACATTTTGGTGTCCTACAACGTACTTATCGTTCCACTTCTTTAATTTTGTAATAGACTCTTTTTTCTTTGAGCGTGCAGTTGCGGGGATCATCCCCTGTTGTGTCGTCACTGCATTTGATTGCAACTGGTCAATCTGTTGTCTAAATGTCTCGTTATCACGTAAAATCTGTGCAAGTTGGTCGCGGTCCACTGGAACGGAGTTGTTCTTTGTTTTGGTCGTCTCAGTTGCAACAACTAGTGGTGTAACACCCTCTACACCTGGTTTTAATTCTTCTTGATTTGCCATAAATGTTTATTATTTAGCTACTGGTGCCGCTACTGGCGCTGGTGCCGCTACTGGTGCTGGTGCCGCTACTGGTGCTGGTGCCGGTGCTCCGAACATCATTGTTGATAATTCCTTTCCTTCCGGTGTATCTGCGTAATTTGGTGCGTCTGGCGCGTATTCTGGCACTGATCCACCTTGATTGTTTGCATTTCGTACCGCGTCCGTAGCTGCAACTCCTACCATATTGAATCCGTCTTGTACGATAGGTGCTAGCATTTCCTCTGTCATGGCCAAGTCTGCGTCTTTAATCTTAGCGATATTAAACTCAATCTTCTTAGCAAGCTCTATATCTCCTCGTGCAAATTTATTCACAATACCTTTGAGCACTGAAGCTCTCTGTTCTTGTCTGAATGCTTGCTGATCTTCCGCTGTTTTGCGAGAGATCTCTTCGATACCCTCTTGTCGCTTCATAAGCTCGAGCTCTTTTTCAGACAAAAGCTCCTTCTCTGAAGTCGTCATGTCTCTCAATTTCTTAAACTGTTCGCTTTTTTCCCGTGCATGTCGTGCCATGTCCTCAATCTTTGCATCTTTTTCAGAAAGAGATTGTATCTGTGTCACCGATTCTGCTTCTAACTCTGCCACTCTTGCGAGTGCTTGATCTAAATCCATGTGTTATGTGTGTGTTTATTAAATAATTTCAAACTGTTCCTCTATAGTCAATGCAACCTGTGCCTTCTTTTCATCTACGTACATCCGAGAAAGTCTTCCAAGCTCGTTTTCTAGCAAAGTAAGGCCATTTACAACGGCTCTCTGGTAGTTTACTTCCCCCATTTCGTTTGCTAATAGCGCGGCTTTCTTCATAGACTCCGCCATTAAGTACGTTACTACCTCAACAAAGGCACGGTTTTCTACCACGCTGTGAGCTTTTGATAAGAACTCCAACCGTTCAGGAGACTCAAACGAATCCAAAAGGTTTTGCAACCTGTCATCATCCGGTCTACCTGGGTTTATCCCTTGCAACTTCTCACGTACTAGATCTTTAATGTCTACAGACGCCTTGAAGAGTTTTATTCTGTTGCCAACGTCTTCCTCAAGGCGTATTTTATAATCTTCTTCTAGTTTTTGTTTGTGTGTTTCGTATTCTTTTTGAATGCGTGTTTCGTGTTCTTGTTCTAGTTCTCGAAGGCGTATATCGTATTCTTTTCGAGTGCGTACTTTGTATTCTTGTTCTAATTTTTGTATGTGATCTTTCAATATCCAACTCGATATTTTATTCATATGTGTATTATTTACCTTATACTAATGGTTTACCTTGCATAGGTTGTGGTGCAATAGGCTTCCCTGTTGCATCCACTTGCCCCGCTTGCATCCTCGCCTGCTCGATCTGCTCTTGAGGTACGAAGAACTTTGTAGGATCTTCACCTATCTTGATTGCAAACTTCTCTTTTGCGTATCCGTCATTCACTGAATCAGGTCCAAATATCTCCTTTGCTTCCCGGACATTGTTCACAAACTCTTGCTTTTCAATAGAATCAGAGTTAGCTTCCGTAGCGATAATGTTCACAATCCACCGGTATTTGAGCAATGTGATAAACGCGGGGCCATTGAAATATATCTTTTTGACTGGTTTACCGTAGTATTCACTCAATCCTTCCTCTTCTGCTTGCTGTTCGCGCATGTCTGGGAACTCTTTATCTGTAAATTCAAACTCTTTTATACCTGTCTGGCCATTCTCTAGCGTAGTTTCTACTGAAAATGTACGGTATACGTTCTCTAGTACCTGTTCATCCGGGCTCTTATCCACGACTTTGTTGTCCGTAGGTTTTGCATAATTCATTATGATATTTCCAATGCGTGCCCATACCAATGTGCGCTCTAAGTTCTTGATTGCATCGAAGTTGATACCAAGTTTTATGAGTTGTTGCTGCTTTTCCTGCTGTAATTGACCTAATGTAGCCTGTTGATCAGGTGCTTGACCCGAAAATGTGGCATTGATAGTCTTATCGTCCATCATTTGCTTGATAAGCTGATACATTGAGAAGTCTGCAGAATTTAGCCCTGTAGACGGTGGAAGAATAGGGAACAAAGCTCCTTCTCTCAAGTTGTTAGTTATCTTCCCTGGCATGTATATGTCACTTGATAGCACTTTCTTGCCTGTGTATCCCATTGGTGGCGCGCCTGCTTGCTCTTCTCGAAGGATCATCAAGCGTAAAAACTTATCGTGCACAGCTTGATCCACTTTTGTTTTAGACGGTTGTCCCTTTCCATAAGCACATCCATTGATCCGTTCTAGCCCTGCATGGCGTATTGTGTACTCTCCGTATGGCGAAATAGCTGTCAGTGGATAGTTACATGGCAACATCATGACACCGTTTAGTATTATCTGGTACTTATTCTTAAACTTTTGCTGTATCTTGAGCACTCCCACAAACCCTTTCTGCACTGTAAGTAGCGACCAATCTTTGTACGTGCCTCCTAAATCATTTGGACTGATTGTATTATCTACTTGATCCGGCACATTATCCCACCTGTCCCATGTACCATACGTTGCATACGCTACATCACGGCTAATAATCTCGTACGTAAACACCATGTCTTGTTTACTGTAATCAGTCTCCCAAAAATTACCCAAGTATACGTTTTTACTTTGGTGTAGGCGTACTTCTGCACGCTCCATCTTCCTGCTATTGAATTTTGTATTAAAATTTGCGTCACTTATCTTGTCTCCAGGCTTCCAATTTCCCTCATCTTCTATCTCTGGGATGTATTGGCACTGCCATACCTCTTCAACGAACACATCTCCTTGCGCAATGAGCTCCCTATATACAAGTTGTCGTTTATCAACCCAATCTTCAAGCTCTCGAGACTTCTTCACTACATCCTCCATGTTGTTACCCAATTCAGAAATAACAAGCTCTTGATTGTTGTATACAGTTATGTCCGGTTGAAAATCATATCCCAATAGAGTGGAAAGAAGTGTTGTGTCCTTCTCACGTGTGTAGCCTGTGACTATTTTTGTGTCTGCTTTATTAAGTTTAGCCGTGTTGTAGGCCATGTCGGCACGTTTATTTGAGTCATAGTACTGCGTGTACGTCATGTCATCGAACTCTGGGTGGGGCATTTCACGATTATCGCGTGCGAGTCGCGTCTTTATCATGTATTGTGAGCGCTCTGCTATTTCTTTTACAGAATAAACAGGGGAAATTACTTCCTCTTTAACCTCACCATTCAGCTTTTCTGTGATGTGCATAAAATATGTGGTACATTATACCACGAAAAAAAGTGTCACAAAATTAAAGTATCCCAAATCTATCAAATAATTCATCTTGTCCGGTTCTATTTTGATCTACGAGATCATTCTCATCGTCATCCCATACCATATTGCCCTTTTCAAAGTAGTTATCAAACTCATCTGCAACTATCGAAGCGTATCTGTGCATATCTGCCGCGTGTGAAGACCAGTCGTGGTTCGGTTTATCGCCAAACATCTGGCGCTCTTCATTCCATTGACTGTGATATTGAGATACCGCGTCAATAAATCTCTCACACTTCTGTGAATCTATGTATAACTTAGAAAAGAATAGCTTGCCGGACTCGATACCTTCTATCACGGGGATCATTGGCACGTGTTCAAATTCAATACCGAGATCCCTTGCTGTTTCCCATCTTGTTTTACCTGTTGATATCTCTGTAGCTCTGATATCGTGTGGCGCAAAGTGCTTCCCATACAAATATAACTTAGATCTCATCGCAACAATGAGCTCTGGCAGCCCTTCTTTGCCATCATCTGTACCTTCCCAGTAGTCAATCATCTTAATAAACGGCCCATCAGACTGATAAAACCCACAAGATAGCTTCCTTCCGGTCCCTAAGTCGAGTACTGTGTGCACTGGCATACGTTTATCGTACGACACGGACGTGATTCTGCCCTTATTTCTCATTTCTGATACCTCTTCCATGTAGTATGCGCCCTTTATGGCCGCCTCAAAGCTGTTGTACCACTCTTGCAAGAATTCATCACGTGTCATTTTGCCTTGTGTAACGAGCGTTTTATCATCCACTAAGGCTACTCTTAGATTATCAACAACTTCTCCAGTCTCTCCAATGAGAGTGTCATCGATTGTTTGATATAGACTTGTCCAATCATCGGGGTTCTTGATTGCTGTTTGATATGTCCTCCAAAAGTCATTCTTTCCTTTGGGTGTACCTGCCCATATCCAATATCCTAAGTGATCCGCTAAGGCTTTTGATATAACTTCCGTAAAAAGTCCGGGTGGTTGCTGTGCAGATTCGTCTTGAGCGCCTCCCCATAAAGCAATACCACGCAACGCATCAATGTTTTCCGATCCTGCAAGGAAGATTTTACTCCCATTTGGATATATAGCAGTCAATTCGGCCTCGTTCCAGTCCATTCCAGGGATGCACCTACTGATATTCTTCAACATATCCCATGCAATACGCTTCGCCTGCTTGTAAGTCGGGGCAATATAGGCGTATTGAGACTTGTCTGTGTTCAATGCGTCACGTTGTAGGTGGTTTAAGATAGCTGTTGTCTTGCCCGCGCGTCTATGAAGCACCAATACTATCCATCTTTTCGTAGATTCATGTACTTTCTTTGCCCAATTTCTAGGTTTATAAGGTATTGTTATAGTCTTATTTACTTTTCCCATGTGAATGTTATGTTCTCTTTGCTCGTTTCCTTACCCTGTAGCAACTGCATGTTCTTAGTAGTTTTATCAAGTCCATCAATTAAGTCACGATACTTAGCTTTTGCTCGCACTTGCGGTAATCTTTTCAAGATAGCATTTCTTTCTCTAGCAAGCGCCTCAATAACAGGGTCCACAACTTCTTTGTAGCTTTTACTTCTAGTTACATCTGACGGACGCAATGAAGAACTCTTTTTATATCCATTTTTCATCATGATTTTACCCAAGTTTACAATTTCACCCTTTCTGAGTGATTCTGAAACGTCCATTGCTACCATTTTTATGTTATGTGCTCCCATGTTGATAATTTGTTTTAATGCGCCAACCGCGTATTACATTTATTATACAACAAAAGACATTGAGTGTCTTTATGTGGATAACTTTAATAAAATCATTGACTTTCAAATACTTCGCATGCGATAATGTATCCAGTTGAGTAAAACTCAAAACATACCAAAATGAGACACATGAATGACATTGTACTTTTAAAAAGGAAACGTAAACAAATAAAACCTGTTCGCAAAACCAAACTCCGACACGTAGTGATCTACGTATGCACACTTACAGTGCTATTCACCACTATTTACGTCACACACAACCTCACGAGCAGATACGATAGTGGCCTCATGTCTCAATATGGCATTGTTCCAGTAAAATCTATCCATAGCACACACTACGACCCTAAAGAGTTACTAAGTGCCATGCAACCTAAGAAAATCGTTAAAAAGGCTCCTGTGCGTTCAAAATATGTTGTTTCCGCCTCAATGAAGCAACGTGAAGACAAATACAAGCCTCTAATCTTTAAATACTTCCCTGAAGAGCCGGAGATCATGCTCGCTATTGCTAAAGCAGAGAGTTCTTTGAACAGTAAAGCAGAGAGTTATAACTGCAGATATAAGCTAGGCGGTAAAACATACGACAAACTAACTCAAACATACATCGATCTCGAGACGATCTCTAAGAAAAGACTTCCTGGATACGTGTCTACGTTTTGTAGATCCGGGCATGAAAAATTTGGATGGTCTAAAGACTCTGGTTTGTTTGGGATCAACAGTGTGCATACTACCGAGGAGTTGAGTATCGAGGAACACGTCAAACTTGCGCGTAAGATATATGATTCTGAAACAAAGAACGCCTGGGTCTCTTATAAGCATGGTTTACATAAGAAGTATTTAGTTAGTAAATAAGTTTCTACCCAGATGTGTATCAACGCTTGCGAAGTTCGCACACGAAGTGTATTATATATATGTCCCTAATAATAATATATATGAATATAGTAAAAATATCAGATAAAGAGTTATGGGATTTAGCACCATTAAAAGTAGAGTGTAGTGTACAGACCCTACGCGATCATGGTTATGATTGGGTTGAGTGTAAAGGAGAAATTAGAAGAGGTGGCGCGAATAATGTTTTGTTATACCCTTTTAAAGAGTATGTAGGAAAATTAGATACTCAAATTCAAATATCACATCATACTAGCAATGTATGTAACTCTAAGCAGGTTATTTTTAGAGTGGGGTGTGGAGAGGAAGTTATTATAAATAAGTTAATTAAATCAAACATTATGAACACAATTAAAGACACAATTAAAAGTTTACTAAGAACAGAACCAGAAAGATCTTTTATTAAAGTAGGATTTTTAGATGAGAGTGAGAATATAACACAAATGGGTCGTGAAGCATTAGAATATATACTTTGGGAAAACAACAAAGATGAACTTAAAAAATTGGCTTACAAATTACCTAATGACGGAAAAGACGCCCCATTGGCTTAGTGCTCGCATAGATGTATCTAAGAAAAATACTTGGTATAACGCAAATATCAACGGAAAGGAGTATTCAGTTATGGATGTAGGCTGTTTAATGAACGGAGAACCATTTATAACTTTTAGTGGGTGGGAAGCTATAGAGATAGTGAATGGGGCACTTGATGTAGACAATATAAAAAGGGCAGACACACACGAAGAATTATATAAATTATTAAATAACTAGACTACAGATAAAAAATAATATATATGGAAAAAAAGAAGTCGAGTGGTGGTGCGGTGTTGCTTGCTAAGAAAGGACCGGAGTATTTCAGAAAGTTAGCGATAAAGAAAGGGGTAATGCAGCGTGAAGCAATGACGTTGTGGAGAAAAATGGAATCAGAAAGTGAAGGGTATTTGAAGAAAGTAATTAAACAAGTAAACGAAAAAAGAAGTTCTAAACGATCTAAAATAACTAAATAAGGACTAAAAGGTACAAATACTCCCACCCTGGGGGTATTTTTACATTTCAATAAAGGTAATATCAGGGTATTTATATAGCAGGAGCTTCAATTTTATCTTGTAAACGTCTGTGCGCATCCCTTTTGATTCAACATATGCTTCTCTTCCGTCTGTGTATTTCACCTTAAAATCTGCAATATATTTTATTTCACGGTGTTTTGTCCCAGTGTTATCAGTAAACTTATTTTGTAATAAAAAAGGTACTTGCCTTTCAATAGACTCTATTCGTTCTTTGCCAACAGCTTTTTTTAGTGTATCTAAGTCACGCGCGCAGTCAGCTTCTCTCTTTGATTCGTATACAACACCATTATAGAACGTTTTCACATTGCCATACTTACTTTTTGATTTTGGAATCTTTAATGCAAATTTATAATTCATGATTGAATTATATACCTTTTTTGTACTTATCCACAAATTTATATGCGACCGATATGCGAGCGTGCTATACTATATTTAACTCCAGAAATGGAGGTAATAAAAATAGAAAATATGCCTCGGAAAAAGACGCCAACGCAAAAATTCATGAAGAAGATCGGCGCGAAAGGAGGGGCCGCAATTTTCAAGAAACTTGGAAGTAATGGGATGTCCAAGTTAGCTAAGAGAAGATGGGTAAAAAAATAATAAATTATGGAAGAAAAAAAAGAGTTATCAATCGTTGAGCGCATAAATCAAGAAATAAACACCGAACTAAGTACTGCAAGTGTAGTGAGTGCGCTCCTTGCAACAACATTCAAAGGACTTGATCCTCTGAGAATGAAACAAGCATTGCTTGAGGGTATGATTCGGGGGTATACATTCAAAGACTTCCTTTCAAAAAGGGTATATGCAATTCCTTTTGGGAACGGATATGCGCTTGTTACGTCTATTGAGATTACAAGAGCAAAGGCAATGCACAGCGGCTTATGTGGCAAGAAAGCACCTGTATATGTCATGGATGAAGCCCAAAAAATAGTGAGCTGCTCAATAACGGTTTCTAGGCGGGTTGATAATTTTGTTGGTGAATATACAGCAGAAGTATTCTTTGGTGAGTATTACAAAGCAGGAAAACCTGGTTATCCAAGTTTTTGGGACACAAAACCACGTACAATGATTGCAAAAGTTGCAGAAATGCACGCGCTACGTATGGCCTTCCCAGAAGAAGCAGCTAAAGATTACATAGAGGAAGAGATGGACGATAAGAATCACGGTGAGACACGTCTTCATGAAGTAAAAGACCTTCTCGTGGTAAACGATTTACAAATGGGTAATTTTTCTCAAAAAAATGAAAACAGCAAAAATAAAGAAGTCGAAGCTACATCTGAAGTTAATGAAAGCGCCGATACTGATTTCAAACCAGAAAACGCCATTATTAGATAACTTTCCGGTACCACACTTCAGCGCATCAGGCTTCACAAAGATAAGTTCAAATCCCTTTATGTTCCTCATAAACAACATAAAGGGCGAGTACTTTGAAACAACAAATAGCGCAAGTAGTATGCTTGGACAAGCAATGCACACGGCGATGAAGTATTATCTCGGCGGGGGGACAGACGAACCAACGCCGGTGGACGAAGGAGAAGCTATAAAGTTCGGTTACAAAAAAGGTAAAGAGTACTTAGACGCATACCCAGATGGAATGATTGATTTCTCAAGTACTATTCCAAATAGACAAAAGTTAGAAGAGAAGTACTCATTTTGTTATCTGAATTATGTAAAAGAACTTAATATACCCGCCAGATCAAAAGAAATACTGTTAGTTGAGAAAATGCTCAAGTACACAATAGAAATAGAAGGAAGATATTTACCAGTACCACTCAAAGGAGCCCCGGATCTTGCGTACAGGAACTTTGACAACAAAATAGTCATCCTAGATCACAAGATAGTCAGTATTTTCTCAAAAGATTCTGAACTTGATGGTCCAAAACTGTTACAAGCAGCGTTTTACTACTTCTTAGTATACGCAGAGACAGGGGAAAAGCCTTACAGTATTATATTTTCCGAGTTCAAGCACTCATTAAATCAAGATAAATCAGTGAGTCAGTACAAACCTTTTGAGATAGTGTACGAAAAATATCTTTGTGTCTTTGAGTTATTCTACCGCATGTATCAGGACGTTACGGATATGATTTTAGGTAAACAAGTATTTTTACCGAATATCACAGCTATGTACGACAAGGAGGTAGCATTGCTCGCTTATATTCACAGGCTTGATGTTGATACTGAAAAGGCCGCGCAGATGAAACGAGAGAAAGTCACAAACATGACGGATCTTCTCAAAAAGAAAATACAAAAATCAGGTGAGATGAAGAAATTCATGTCCACAATAGAAAAACAATTTATTTCAGCTAAAACGTTAAATTATAAAGACATGACAATCGAAGAGCGTATAAAGTTTAAGATGGCAGAGCACGGTATTTCTCTAAACTTTGAGGAAAAAGTGATCGGGAGCACAGTCGAGTTGTATTGCTACGAGCCTTCAGTTGGAGTAAAAATGAGTAAAATTGAGACGTATATTAAAGATATTGAGCAAATCGTCAAAGTATCCGGTATACGAATCCTTGCACCTATCCCAAATTCAGGACTTGTTGGTTTTGAGGTACCAAAATTAAAGCGGACATTTCCTACAAAAAACCCCCCAGTATTTGGCTTCAATCTAGCGATCGGCGAGGATATCATGGGAGATACAATTCGCTTGGATATTCGAGAGGCCCCGCACCTTTTGGTAGCCGGCACAACAGGATCAGGTAAAAGTATTTTTATTTCAGGACTTATAAAGCAATTACAGACATTACCAAAAAGAGACGTACAAATAGTACTCTTTGATCCAAAAATGGTAGAACTTGCAGAGTTTTCAGAAGGTAAAAACACAAGAATCTATGCACACGAAACGCGTAAAATATATGAAGAGTTAGAGAGACTCAGTGTTGAAATGGACGAGCGCTACAAAATAATGCAGCAATCGAAAGTTAAGAACATTGAGCAGTACAATGCGAAAGGAAAGGGATTGCCGTACATATTTGTTTTTATTGATGAGTACAGTGATCTTACAGGGAGTGCAACGATAATTCTTGAGGATGGTAAATTAGCCAATATAGCAGATAATATCAAACATTTAGTTTTAAGGCTTGCGCAGAAAGCAAGAGCTGCAGGTATCCATTTAGTACTTACAACACAAAGACCTTCCACTAAAGTTGTTGACGGTGACATAAAAGCAAACTTTCCAACACGTATCTGCTTCAAAGTACCTTCACAAGTTGATAGCCAGGTTGTAATAGACGTTCCTGGTGCAGAGAAGTTACTTGGAAAAGGAGATATGTTGTATATGGCACCTGGAACATCGGGAGTACAAAGACTTCAAGGATATTATCTATAAAATACCTATGGCAAATCCTCAAAAAGAAAATGGGTATGTACCAATAGCCAACGAGATTTACGACGCAATGGCACTTTTTAGGATTCCTGGTGAATGTGAGCAAGTTCTAAAGGTAATTATACGAAAAACGTATGGTTTCAACAAGAAGGCAGACAATATAGCAAACTCTCAAATATGTGACGCCACAGGGTTGCATAGAGCGAATGTATCGAGATCATTAGCAAGACTGGTAGCAAATAAAATTGTTATCAAAACTGATACAAAATCACATGAAGGATTGCGACTTATGCTCAACAAGAATTACGAACAGTGGGTACCTTTTGTTATCAAAACTGATAACAAAGAAAAGGGTGTCATTATCAAAACTGATAACAAAGTAACAAGGAAAGTGTTATCAAAACAGATAACAGTTGTTATCAAAACTGATAACAAAGTGTTATCAAAACTGATGGACACAAAAGACACAGAAAGACATATTAAAGACAGTAGAGAAGAAAGAGCTCCAAAAACCCCAACTCCAAAAAATGAAACTAAAAACTTTTTTGATGGAGTACGAGATCTTCTTGAGAATAAATCGATACCCTGGTTAAGTGAGCTGTTAGCAAAACTCGCCGCCAATAATCCAACAGTTCACAAGCGCAAGATCTGGGATGAGGTTGTATCGTTTAGCAGGTACTGGACGGAAAGGACGCAGGACGGCAAACATGAGAGATGGCAAAATCAGAAGACTTTTGAGGTTTGGAAAAGGTTGTACACATGGTTTCATAGGGCAAATTTTAAAGATTTTCAAGGTGGTGGCCAGTCAAAAAATAAAGGTAGAGGTTTAGTTGAATAACAAAAAAATGAAAAAAACATTATATTACAAAGTTAAATTTGGATTCAAAGATGATGAGTTTGTATCTATTAACCAAGATGAGATTCGAAAAGCTATATACGCACAAGTAAACGGAGGTATTGTAATTTTTAATGGCGGATCGGTGTCTGGAAATAATATCATTGCAATAACACCCGACCTCAATCGTGCATTAGGCTTCAATCCTACGTATAAGCTCACAGGAGAGGATTACAGGGCAATAGGTGAAGGAGTTATCGAAGAGCACCGAATAGCCCTAGAAAACGCAAAATTAAGCGTCACAGATCCACATAAAGACATCAAGAAACTAAGGTAATAAAATTATGACAATTCAAAAAAACTATATAAATTACACTTGGAGAACTGACAAAGAGCAAGACTCTGCTTTTGTAGATGTTGTAATTTCTCTGATTGTAGAGTGCTCGAAGCAAGCAGATTATTATGTACAAAACCTAAAGATACAAAAAGTAAATTTAGTTATACCAGATTGCTACTTAGATGAAAAAGGTGATTTGTACGTGCCGACATCGTACATTGAGATTAAGGAAGAAGTAATGCCAGAAGACTATATCTTATTAAAAACTAAATCAGAAATAGCGCAAGAATACGCTATTTACAAAAAAAACAAATAATTATGCAACAAGCAAAATCAGAACTAATGTTAGTGGTGAGGGACCGACAAGGGCACGTTACCATGATAGTAGACAAAGCCGGTGTAAATACGTGCCTATACAAGACACAGATCGCAACGACTAAGGATATCGAAATGGCGTTTACTTTAACAAGTATAGAAGAAGAACATGACAATAACTAAGGCACTGCTTTCAACATTATTTGTATTTTCAGTCGCATTTGCATCTATGTTTATTCTATTTTCGGCAGCAGAAAACGACACGGACCTCAGGAATAGAGCAGAGTGTGTACATAACTATGCTTCAGAAGTTGGTTTTATTGGCACAGACGCGGATGCGTGGAAGATCTTCGCACCGTATTGTAATAAATAATATATGAAATTTAAAGAAATCATAGGAGGTTATACAGAAAAAGAAGCAATAACAAAGTTTCCATGGTTAGAAAAAGCTACTTTTACAGATGCTGTAATCGACATAACAGAAAAGTGGCTTGTTTGGAAAGACGGTATTTGGAAAGACGGTATTTGGGAAAACGGTATTTGGAAAGACGGTATTTGGAAAGACGGTATTTGGAAAGACGGTATTTGGGAAGACGGTATTTGGGAAGACGGTATTTGGGAAGAGGGTTGTTGGAAAGATGGCGTTTGGGAAGGCGGTACTTGGGGAAATGGTACTTGGGAAGGTGGTTTTTGGGGAGGTGGTTATTGGGGAGGTGGCAAAATGTGGTCGAACATATCTCAACAGCACGAAGAAGTTGTCTATAAATACGGCAAGTTTAGTATTAAAGAACCAAACAAGAAATAATATATGCAAATAACAAAAGAACACATAGGCAGATATTGTACAACCGTGATGACGTTACAAACAGTTCTTGTTTCAAAACCGTATGAAAGTTATTTTTACCCATTCCGTATTGAGGGAATCCATGAGGACGGTGAGATTTTTTTAAGGCTACGTGATTTTATTTTCAAAGTAAACGCTTCACTTATTACAGAATTAGAATAGGTATGACATACGCACTAGCACTAAAACTAAAGAACGCAGGGTACCCTCAGGACACAAAGTCTGTTTTATATCACCCCACTCACGGAATACTTATTGGTATACCTAGTGCTGAAACTCTAATTGAACCAGAGGTGGTAGCGATGCCAGACCTTTCAGATTTAATAGCAAAGTGTGGCGACAAGTTTCACCGTCTATCAAGGATAAACCCATACAGATTTGCTGACGGTTACGGCTGGGAAGAACACTACATTGCTACTGGAAATGACATTATGTATTTTAGTACGACTAGAGACCAAGAATACAAAGGCTCAACACCAGAAGAAGCAGTCTCTAAGATGTGGTTAGACATAGAAGCATGGAAAAACAGAAAAAACCAAAAAACTAAACAACAAGTAATTATGAACCACGAAACAACAATAAAACGAATCCAGGAGTTAGTACCAGATGTTATGAAGTTAGAGTTTGGGTGTGAGGTAATAGATAATATGGATATAGTGTCACGAATATTGCAAGTCATACCTAAAACACGTGATAGGCAAGAAGTTAGAACTGAACACTGTATAGAATATGTTGATGATATTACAATCCTCGGCAAACCTATCACACTATCAGTGGTAATGTTGGCAATCGGGGATAATCAAGGGAGAATTACTGTTGATACAGTAGGACACATCTCAGCCTTTAATATGGTTACTGGCACTTGGACTTGTTACGGAATATGGAACCTATCCAAAGACAACTTTAACGACCAGTCAGATGAAACGAAGGCATATATCGGGGAAGTTTTATTTTTAAATAGTCAAAAAAAGGGTATTTAAAACCTACTTTTAACCTAAAATATGGCTTAAAATATAGAAAATTACAATTTCAAATAGACTAAAAATGATATGAACAAAAAAACATTTATAGAACTGATGACAGAACTTGTCTCAATAAAAAAAGCCGAAGATAATTTGAATGACGCACTTAAAAGATTTGAACCAGACTTCAGTCGTATATCGCATGAAAGGTATGAAACTTTAATAGTTAGAAGTTTAAAGATTGCCATGAATGACAAATGGAATTGGATTAGTTACTGGATATATGATTGTGATATGGGTAAAAAAGATACAAAAGCTGTAGTGAACGATGAAAAAATGCCACTTAAATCATTATCTGACCTTTTTAATGTAATTAAAGCAGATATTAACTAGCCTACAGACTCTAGCCTATCTACAAGGTAGGACTGAGCCTGTATACTACAGGGAGTAGCTCTTTCAAGAGGTAATAAATGATACATCAGTGTGCGTGTTGTGGTAAAAAGATAGACGCTCAAGAAGAGTGTCACGAAGAAGTACAACAAAAGAATGGTGCGTGGTATATTTACCATGTACTTTGCATAGACACATTACGCTCAATCGAGCATAGGAGGAGAAATGAAAGAACGTATATATCAAATCAGACGTTCAATGCGAACCAAAAAGTTCTTTAAACGGGGAGTATGAAATGAATCAGCACCACAAAGCACTTGCAGCTTTACAGACGTGCGAATGTTGCGGAGCTAGTGTAAACCTTCACGGAGCATTTATGTCACGCTGGACGGGTCACACGAACATCTTTTTCCATCAACACTGCTACGATGCCATTGTAAGAGGTGATGCACTTGATAGCATGGGCGCACAAGTTTCATTCTCATTCACTTATCGACCTGCGAGATACATGCACGAAGATAACGGCAACTAACAAATAAACCCCCGAGACAAAGTGTCAGAGGGGTTTTTATAATACACAAAATCGGAGAATTACTGGATAATTTTCTTTTTTCTCCGTGAATTCTCCCTGTTATCCACACATGAAATAAACTTGGTGAATGGTTTGGTGAATGGTGATATGATATACTTATGCAAATAATAAATGGGGATAGCTTAGAAGTATTAAAGACTTTAGAAGAAAACAGTGTGGACTCAATCGTAACTGATCCGCCATACGGCTTATCTTTTATGGGAAAGAAATGGGATTACGATGTACCAAGTACAGAGCTATGGAAAGAAGCTATCCGAGTATTAAAGCCAGGTGGACATTTAATTTCTTTTGCAGGTAGTAGAACTTATCACAGAATGGCAGTAAACATAGAAGATGCTGGGTTTGAGATACGTGACCAGATTATGTGGGTGTATGGTTGTTTGTCAGAAGATACCGAAGTCCTAACAAGTAATGGGTGGGAACGCTTCCATAAAGATACAAAGTATGGTAAGATTATGGTATATGATATTCAAAAAGACATTTACAAATGGGAAGAACCCGAAGGGTGGCAGTCGTATCAAATCAACAAAGATACCGCCTACAGAATACAATCAGATTATACAGACCAAATCGTCAGTAGAAACCATCGTTGCCTTGTTGAACGAGAAGGAAAACTTACATTCGTACAGGCAGAGGAACTCTCAGAAATGGAGCTTATGCCAACATTGTCAAACGATTTTTATAGGGTTCACAAGTTACAATCCAAAGTATTGCTCAAAACAATGCAACGGGTATTATCGTGGGCAGGACTGGAAGAAGTGGGGAAAGATAGGGAGCGAAATAGCAAACCTACCAGAACACAGAGCAAAGAAGGTTCATTGGGGTGCGGACAATCCTGCGTGGAAAGGGGGAGTAACTTATTTCAGGAAAAAGGGAAACTACGGAAAATACAGAATAAAGTATTTACGTTGTCCGAAAGAATACTTAGCTATGGCAAGGAAAGACAACTATGTTATGGAACACAGACTGATAGTGGCTCAATCTCTCAATCGTTGCTTGGAAAGAGTAGAGGTAGTTCATCACATCAACCACAACCCAGAGGACAATCGGTTGGAGAATCTGATGTTGTTTCCGTCAAACAGGGTTCACAAGTTACACGAATGGCAAGAGTTACGAAAATTGAATACACAGGACTAATCTTTTGTCCGACTGTATCAACAGGTGCTTTTGTTGCTCGTAGAAATGGAAAGATATTTGTAACAGGTAATTCAGGCTTTCCCAAATCTCATAACATAGGCAAGGCGGTGGATAAGTTGCAGGGGAATGAGAGGGAGGTCACAGGCGAAAGAAATGTGCCTGATATTCGTGGGGATGCTTATGGAACAATGAATGACAAGCAAGGCGGTAGTTACAATAGCTTGACGATACAGGACACCAAAGGCACCTCACCCTACGAAGGCTGGGGTACAGCTCTAAAACCTGCTCACGAACCTATCGTAGTAGCACGCAAGCCACTATCTGAAAGCACTATCGCAGAGAATGTATTGAAGTGGGGAACAGGTGGGATTAACATTGACGCTTCAAGGGTGGGGACAGAGCCTATTCATATTAACGGAGGTGGTGGAGGTAAGGGAACTGGATGGGGTAAAAAAGAAGAAATTAACGAAGAAAGAACAGGTCGCTTCCCCGCAAACTTCATCCATGACGGAAGTGATGAGGTGGTAGGGTTGTTTCCTTACTCAACAAGTGGTGCAAGGAAAACAGGAAGTGGAACATTTGGCGGTTTTGTAGGAAATGGCAAAAAAGTCACAAGCCCTGGTGTTGAAAAAAGCGAAGGAAATGCCTCACGCTTCTTTAAGACTTGCAGTCCAACGCTAGAGTATGATACAATGAGTGTATGCAAACATACAAATGCGAACAATGTGGAATTGGCTTTGATAACTATCCGAGCAACTATCGGAAATATTGCTCCCTTAAATGTGGAGGACTGGCTAGACGAACGACTCGTCCAAAATGTAAAGTCTGTGGGAATAGAGTGTCAAAGATGTGCAACATCTATTGCTCAAGAACTTGCAAAAATAAGGAGCTTGGTTTTCAAGAACGAGGAATTACTAGCTACTCAGGACTTTATTGGAAACTTCAAAAACTCTACCCCAATCCTGAACCTTGCGTCCATTGTGGCGATATGGGAAAACATAGGCACCACCCCGACTACTCAAAACCTCTCTCAATTATTTGGCTCTGTGCTACTTGCCATAGACGAGAACACCAGCTTGGACACAAAGGAAAAGGCGGAACAAAAGTCAGAACACGCAAGCTTCGCATACTTCCCGAAGGCTTCAAAGAAAGATAGGAATGATGGGCTGGAGGGATTTGTTAATTCTCATCCGACTATAAAACCCACCTCCCTCATGCAATACCTAGTAAGACTTGTAACACCAAAAGGTGGAATAGTACTTGACCCCTTCATGGGAAGTGGCTCTACAGGTAAGGCTTGCAAACTAGAAGGCTTTGATTTTATAGGAATAGAACTTGACCCAGAGTATTGCAAGATAGCAGAAGCACGGATAAACGCAAAACACCCCCAATTAAGGGAGTGTTTAGTTTTTGCCGGCTCCGACGACGGCAACTAACAAATAAACCCCCGAGACAAAGTGTCAGAGGGGTTTTTATATTCTATGTGGTACACTATAAATAGAAAAACACCGCAAATGTTCAGTTTCCACGGTGCTTTTCTATTTTTTACTTAAGCTTCAGACTTGTCTTACGACGAGTCTTTTGCTTTTTATAATACAAACTAAGCGCATGGTGCTATAATATACCTATGAATCTAGCCCTTTCTTTAACAGAAATACGAAGGCGAAAACACATGCACTACATGTCTATGGCAGTAAGCCTGGGGTTAGAAAATCCCGAGGACTTAATAAAAAGAATTACAAGAAGGAGCACACCAAACTCTAAACATATTCATCAGGAGTTAAAAAAAGCACTCACACGGCAGAAAAATCTAAAATCTTTCTATACATCTCAATTAGTAAAAAAAACACGCGTACAAGTCTCAAAACTTCCAGTAGAAAAGAAAACTGTTATAAAAAGTATAGGCCTTGTTACGTGCGAACGTAATACAAGTATTAGGTGTTTAAAGACGTTTATATCCAGGGGGGAAAAGGTGTGTATAAGATGTAGAACACATGATAAATAATGTTATACAAGGAGACTGTTTAGAGGTTATGAAAACACTAGAAGATAATTCTATTGATTTAACTGTAACATCACCTCCTTACGATAACCTACGAACATACAATGGATATACTTTTGACTTTGAGGGAATTGCTAAAGAATTGTTTAGAGTTACAAAAGACGGAGGTGTTGTTGTATGGGTAGTAGGAGATGCCACAATAAAAGGAAGTGAAACAGGTACATCTTTCAAGCAAGCTCTGTATTTTAAGGAGATAGGGTTTAACCTGCACGATACGATGATATATCTAAAACCTCCACGAGGCGCAGTTGGTAACAATAATACATACTGGCAAACATTTGAGTATATGTTTGTATTTAGTAAAGGCAAGCCAAAAACCATAAACCTTATAAGAGATAGAGAAAATAAAGACGAAAGAGGTGGCGATAATAGCACAAAAAGATTACACGACGGAACACTATTAAAACAAAGTAGAGGTGGATATTCTAAATACGGTAGACGAACAAATGTGTGGGAGTACTTTGTTGGAAAAGGACACTCCGCAAGCGACAAAATTGCTTATGAACACCCTGCGATATTCCCAGAAAAACTGGCGCAAGACCATATACTCTCTTGGAGTAACGAAGGAGACATAGTATTAGACCCAATGGCTGGCTCAGGAACTACATTAAAGATGGCAAAGAAGAACAACAGGAATTATATTGGAATAGAAATCAGTGAGGAATACATAGACATTATCAATAAAAGGCTCTTATAACGCAAAACACCCCCAATTAAGGGAGTGTTTAGTTTTTGCCGGATCCGGCGAAAAGTACTATCTCTAATCCTTTTTATCTTGTAAGAAGTATACTGCCGTAGCACTCAAGAACACCAAGAAAGCGTCCACAAATGTAGGTATTACACTGCCGTCAAGTTCTGTGCCGTTTACTATTGAGATACCAATAGCAGTAACAAGAGATAAGACTGCGACAAAAAATCGCAAAATCATTGTTTTACTACTAGAGTACCGGATAGATTGTATTTTTTTTACTGCGCTCGTGATGCCTTTAATTATAAAAGGTGCTATAGCGAGTAAAAGTACTGGAATAATTTCCATATATTATATATCGTAATCTTTATTAAGTGCTGCTAATGTGAGTGGTCCAACTTGTACGCCCTCATTGTGTTTGATACCTTTTGATATTTGGTACGCCTTCACCGCGAGTGCTGTTATGTTTCCATAGAATCCTATTGAAACATTGGCCGGCATTTTCAAAAACCCCTGTCTAATTAGAAACGCCTGGAGCAGCTCAACTTGCTCACCTCTCTGTCTTTTCTTTATGACCAATGGGAACGTAAGCGCATCAGGAAGGTACGGAGCGGGATCAACGGCACCAAAGTACCCGTTTTTCTGCTCCGAGTTCCACCACTGCCACTCTTCTTCACCTCGATAGATAGGTTTGAGACCAAAGTGAAGGTGTGATCCTGTAGAAAGCCCTGTATTATCAGCAAGTGCGATAACATCACCAGTTTTCACCGTCTGTCCACCTGTGACCTTGAGCGTATTCTTTTTTAGATGACCATAAATAGTTTTCCAAAATGTTGGTTCACCGTTAATGTCGTCAAACTCTTTCACTGTACGTATAACAATAGTCAGGCCTCCGGCACCATCATATCCTGCAAATGTGACTCTTCCATCGTGCGAAGCTAATACGGGTGTACCGTCTGGTGCGCGATAGTCAATACCATTGTGCCCTTTGAGACCTAAACTAGCGTATACATCCAATGTGTTTTTTCCAAAACCCTGAGTCATCAAGATTTTTTTTAAAGGAAAAGCAAGTTGGAGTTTCATACAACTACTTATTCAGATACTTCTTCAGCTGCAACTTCTTCAGTTGCCTCAACTTCAACTGCAATTTCTTCAGCTGCCAATTCTACATTTTCATTTTCAATCATAAATTTGTTTTTTATTTATTATTCGTACCTATTTAATTATACAACACATTCTTTTTTTACGTATCGCTTCCGAATATAACGGCCCCTAACATGAAGCCCCAAAGTGCAATCGTAATGGCTTCACCGTTATCCCCGAGGAAAGAGTTTATTGTTTTCATTTATTTGATTTAAAGTATTCTTTTCTAAGATCATCACTGATAAGCACGTACCCTGAATTTGCAGCACCTTTACGTGTGTTTTCGTACTGTACCTTTGTACGGCCTTTCTCGAAAAACTTTTTAAATTCTTCTAGACCGAGCTCCTCCCGCGCTTTAATAAGTATATTTACTTTTTCAGTCGTTGACTGTGCTTCGTTTATTGCG